GAATAAGAGAAAGGAGAAGGAAAATAGACAATAAACCCCACAAATTTATTTAAAAATGGAAGATTTATATAATAATAATGAGAGTGATATACGCTATGTCGTAAAGAGAACGGGTACAAAAGTACCATTTGAGGTAGATAAAATTGAGATGGCAATTTTAAAGGCAATGAACAGTATTGATGCTGTTGATGATGAAATGGCTGAAAAAATTGCAAGGATTTCTACAAAGGCTTTGTTTAGAAATAACAAAGACCGCATCCCTCATGTTGATGATGTTCACGACATGGTTGAAAACAAATTGATGGATAACGGATTAAATGATGTGGCAAAAGAATACATCCTATACCGTGCAAAGAGGAGAAGAAATATCTTCGCAAAAAGAACAAATTTAAAACCATATGAGTACCCAAACCTAAATGAGTATGTGGATGCTATCAGACATTCTTATTGGGTTCATACGGAGTTTAATTTCACTTCAGACATTCAGGACTTTAAAGTTCATTTGAATGAAGTTGAAAAAACTGCATTAGAAAGAGCGATGCTTGCGATTTCTCAGATTGAAGTTGCGGTTAAATCATTTTGGGGTGACATATATAAGAGAATGCCGAAACCTGAAATTGGAAATGTGGGGGCAACATTTGCTGAGTCTGAAGTAAGACACGCGGATGCGTATTCTCACCTTATCCAATTATTAGGATTAAACGGAGAGTTTGAAAACTTATTACAAGTTCCTGCAATCAGAAGAAGAATTAAGTATTTGGAAAAGGCAATCACAAACTCAAAAGCGGTTGAAAACAAAGAATACTTTGAATCAGTAGTTCTATTCTCAATGTTTATTGAGAATGTATCACTATTCTCTCAGTTCTTAGTTATTATGTCATTTAACAAACACAAGAACATGTTAAAAGGTATTAGTAACGCTGTTGAAGCAACTTCAAAAGAAGAAAATATCCACGCAGAATTTGGATTTGATTTAGTAAACCTTATCAAAGAAGAAAACCCTGAGTGGTGGACAGATGAATTGGTAGAAGACCTCATCATATCTACACAAGAAGCATATGAGGCAGAGATGGAGGTTGTAAACTGGATATTTGAAAAGGGAGATATGGACTTCCTAACAAAAAACCAAACATTGGAGTTTATTAAAAATAGATTTAATCTATCATTAAACTCTATAGGTATTGATAATATCTTTGAAATTAACGATACTATATTAGAAACAACAGAATGGTTTGACGACGAAATTCTAACTACAAAACATACAGACTTCTTTAATAAGAGAAGTATTAATTACAGTAAGAAAGCGAAGTCAATCACCTCAAACGATTTATTTTAATAAGGATACAAAAAGAAAATGGAAAATAGAAAAGCATTTGATTGGATTAATGAAGAGTCAATTACCTTCCTTCGTAGAGGGTATTTGAGTGAAGGAGAAGAACCTTTGGAAAGAATTAGAACGATTGCCGACCACGCAGAAAAACTTTTGGGTATGGAGGGGTTCGCAGATAAGTTTTTTGACTATATGGGTAGAGGATGGTATTCATTATCATCACCCGTATGGGCAAATTTCGGTAAGAAAAGAGGATTACCGGTAAGTTGTTTTGGTTCAAATATCGGTGACAACATTGAATCAATTCTTTACACACAGGCCGAAGTTGGTGAGATGAGTAAGATGGGAGGTGGTACCTCAGGATATTTTGGTAATATTAGAGGCCGTGGTGCTGAAATTACTGACAATGGACATGCACCTGGCGCGGTTCATTTTATGAACCTTTTTCAAAGTGTTGTAGATAACATTTCACAAGGGTCAACACGTAGAGGTAGATTTTCACCATACTTACCTGTTGAACATCCTGATATTATGGAGTTTTTAGAAATTGGAACAGAAGGGTTTCCAATCCAAGATTTAACTCACGCGGTTACAGTTACTGATGAGTTTATGAACGAAATGATTGAAGGTGATGCAGAAAAAAGAGCTATTTGGGCAAAAGTCATACAAAGACGAGGTGAAATAGGATATCCGTATATTATGTTTACTGATACTATGAATAATAAATCGCCTGAAGTTTATCGTGACAAAGGTGCAAAAATTTACAACTCTAATCTTTGTTCTGAAATTGCTCTTCATAATTCGGAAGAAGAGTCATTCGTTTGCGTACTGTCATCAATGAATGTACTTCATTATGATGAGTGGAAAGATACTGACGCAGTTGAAATTATGACTTATTTCTTAGACGCAGTAGTAACTGAGTTCTTAACTAAAATTGAAGATATTAGAGACAACGGAACTATTGAAGGTAAAAGAGCGTTTTTCTATTTAGAAAAGGCTTACAACTTCGCTAAAAGACAACGAGCACTTGGTCTTGGAGTATTAGGTTGGCACTCACTATTACAGTCTAAAAACTTACCATTTGATAGTAGAGATACTGCTAGATTAAATGTAGAGGTTTTTAAGTTAATTAAAGAAAAGTCATATAAAGCTTCTGAAGAATTGGCAAAACAATTTGGAGAACCTGAATACTTAAAAGGTTATGGTAGAAGAAATGTCACATTGAACGCTATTGCACCTACAACATCATCAGCATTTATACTTGGTCAGGTATCACAATCAATTGAACCCATTTGGTCTAATTGTTATGTTAAGGATGTTGCGAAAATGAAAGTTACGATTAAAAATCCTGTATTGGAAAAACTTCTAATTGAACTAAAGAAGAATACTAAAACAACTTGGAATAGTATTAAAAAGAATGATGGTTCAGTACAACATCTTGATTTCTTAACTGATGAACAAAAAGAAGTTTTTAGAACTTTTGCTGAAATTAATCAAGCATCTATTATAAATCAGGCAGCGATTAGACAAGATTACATTGACCAATCACAATCACTCAATCTTATGATATCACCTGATATGCCGACAAAAGATGTGAATAAACTTTTAATTGACTCATGGAAACTAGGTGTTAAGACATTATACTACCAACACTCTATGAATTCCGCTCAAGCATTCGCAAGGAAAAAATTAAATTTAAATGACCTACAATGTGTGGCATGTGAAGGATAAAAATTAAAACCCGTCAAATCAGACGGGTTTTTTTATAAAATTACTATACTGAATATTTATTGATATGGCAATATTAAATCAAACATATGGTATTCAGTTTCCTTTTAAGCAAAGTCTTGAAGGTAATTATCTTAGATTAACAAAAGAAGTTAGCGATGAGGTAAGAACTAATCTATTACATTTAATATTAACTAGAAAGGGTAGTAGATATTATCTACCTGATTTTGGGACTAGAATATATGAATTTATATTTGAACCTATGGACGGACCAACTTTTGACGCAATAAAATCAGACATACAGACGGCCGTAGAAAAATACATACCAAACTTAATATTAAATGACATAAGTATAAAACCTTATACTGATGACGACAAAAGTCCTGTTGGAGAACTAAATATTGAAGACCAAGACTCAACATACGAAACGTTTGATATATTTAGAACCGCAGGTGAAGGTGTGGATGAATATACTGCTAAAGTTAGAATAGACTATTCGATAAAAAACTCTACTTTTGAAAATAGAGATTTCATAATAATTAACATATAATCTAAATGGCTAATCGTAAGATATCATATACCGAAAGAGATTTTGAAGGTTTAAGACAAGACCTGATTAATTTTACAAAACAATACTATCCTGAGTTAATTGATAATTTTAATGACGCTTCGGTCTTTTCTGTTTTCTTAGACTTAAACGCCGCTATCGGAGATAATTTACATTACCACATAGATAGAAGTATTCAAGAAACGGTATTACAGTATGCACAACAAAAGTCTTCAATATATAACATAGCCAGAACATATGGATTAAAAATACCAGGAAACAGACCTTCAATATCATTACTTGATGTATCAATAACGGTACCCGCTTACGGAGACCAAGAGGATAGTAGATACTTAGGGGTTATAAGAGCGGGTTCACAATTTTTAGGTGCGGGTCAAATTTTTGAAAATGTAGACGATATTGATTTTAGTACACAATATAATAGTAAAGGTTTTCCAAACAGAACAAAAATACCTAACTTTGATTCTAATAATAGAATAGTAAACTATACTATAACTAAAAGAGAAGTAGTAGTTAATGGTACGAGTAAAGTATTTAAAAAAGTTATTAATGCTAATGATGTAAAACCATTCTATGAATTTTTCTTACCTGAAAAAAACGTAATAAGTATAACATCAATAATACAAAAAGACGGCACAACGTATTCAAGTCCGCCAACCTACGACGAGTTTATCACATCACCTGACAAATGGTACGAAGTAGACGCGTTAGCGGAAAACACCGTTTTCATTGAAGACCCAACTAAAGCGTCAGATAATCCCGGTATTAAGGTTGGTAAGTATATTGAAACCGAAAATAGATTTATATCTGAATACACACCAGAAGGGTATTGTAGAGTTCAGTTTGGAAGTGCTACCGTAACCGCAGACGACCAACTTGCTCAGTTCGCAAACACTGGAATACCCGTTAGATTACAAGACTATCAAAATAATATTGCCTTAGGTAGGACAGTTAAGGCAAATACAACTTTATTTGTAAAGTACAGAATTGGAGGAGGGTCATCATCAAATATAGGGGTCAACACGATAAATCAATTAGGTACTGTTAATTTTTCGGTGACAGGACCTTCAACTAGTATTAATCAAAACGTTAGAGGAAGTTTAAGATGTAATAATGTTACCGCAGCTATCGGTGGAGGAGATTTACCAACCACAGAAGAAGTGAGAAATATGGTAACTTATAACTTTGCGGCGCAAAAAAGAGCGGTGACCATAAATGATTATAATTCATTAATCAAGACAATGCCAAGTAGATTTGGAGCGCCAGCAAAGGCATCAATTACAGAAGAAGATAATAAGATTAAGGTTGAGATTTTGTCTTACGATACAAACGGAAAGTTAACAGGTAATGTATCAAACACTCTTAAAGAAAATATTGCAAATTATTTATCAAACTATAGAATGATAAATGATTATATATCAGTTAGAAGTGCACAGGCAATAGATTTAGAATTTGAATTTTCTGTGGCGATGGAATCCACTGAAAACCAAGGACAGGTCATAACAAACATTGTTAATAGTGTCGATTCTTACATGTCACCAAAGACTAATTTATTAGGTAAAAATGTTAACATATCAGACATAAGAAGAATAATACAAGACATACCAGGTGTTAGTACATTGGCGGAAATTAAAGTGTTTAATAAAACAGGTGGTCAGTATTCTTCATCAGAAACTTCACAAAGATATTCTGATAGCGCGACAAAACAAATAGAATTAATTGACGACACAATATTTGCACAACCAAATCAAATATATCAAGTAAGATTTCCTGAAAAAGATATTAAAGTAAGAATAAAAACACTTAAAAACGTAGATTTCTCTTAATCTATATTTCGTATACTTTTATTATTTTAATTTTAAAATTAGGATAAATAACTATTTATCTTAAAAGTAATTCTATGCCAAAATCATATAGATTAAAAACCGAAGTCGGTGTCGATAAAGAAGTCAGAATAAATATAGAACAAGACTTTGACTTCTTAGAGATTTTGTCTTTAAAATTAAGACAAGAGGATTTGTATGATAGATTTTGTGCTGACTATGGTATCGTAGTAGGTAGAGTAGTAGCAAATGGAGGATTTGGAGTACCTAACGCCACAATATCAGTATTTGTACCATTAGACTCTACAGATGAAAATAACCCAATAATATCTACATTATACCCATACAAGAATTTAAAAACAAAAAATGAAGATGGGTATAGATATAATCTACTACCATATAAAAAAGAATATGGTGGTCACACACCCACAGGTACTTTTCCTGATAGGTCGGATGTTTTAACAAGGAAAGAAGTTTTACAGGTATATGAAAAATATTATAAGTATACTGTAAAAACAAACGATTCGGGTGACTTTATGATTGTTGGAGTTCCCGTAGGTCAACACAAACTAGTAATGGATTTAGACCTTTCTAATATGGGTCAATTCTCTTTAAGACCAGCGGATTTAGTTAGAATGGGTAGGGGTGTTCCCACACAGTTTAATGGTCAAAATTTTAAAGCGTCTGAAGATTTAGATAGTTTACCACAGATAGTAAACAGTGTTACTGAAATTGAAGTTACTCCATTTTGGGGTGAAGTTGATTTGTGTGATATAGGAATTACTCGTTCTGATTTTGACCTTAGAGATTTAGGTATTGAAATATCACCACAAGCGGTTTTTATGGGTTCTTTATTCAGTACCACAGAAGATGATTTCCTAAAAGGAAATTGTAAACCAAAGAGTGATTTAGGTAAGTTATGTGATACCGTAGCAGGTCCTGGTCAAATCTTAGCGTTAAGACAAACTATAGATGTTGATAGTGAAGGACAGCCGATACTTGAACAACATTTCTTAGAAGAAGGTGGTAATGTAATTGACGAGAACGGCACATGGATGATAGACTTACCGATGAATTTAGATTACATAACTACTAATGAGTTCGGTGAGCAAGTCATATCGTTAGACCCTAGTGTAGGTATACCAACAAAAGGTAGGTACCGATTTAGAATAAAATATCAAAATGAGGGAGGATTAAAAAGTGATATAATAAGGGCCGATTACTTAATACCAAACATAAGAGAACACGGTTGGACTGGTACAACGGTAGAAGATATTCCTGAAAACCAAGCAGAAAGACGGGCATATCTTGAAACATTAATCCCAACAGACGAAGAAAGAAATAAATCATACGCATTCTCATTAAATTGGGATGATTATTACGACAAAATTGCAGCAATAAATTGTGAAGATAGTTTCTATCAGTTTAGTTATAATAAAGTTTACACGGTCGCATCACATTTAGATAGATTTAAATGGGGTAGAAACAGGATTAAACACTTAGGTATTAAAGAAATAAATGATAAAACATGTCAAAGTGAAAACAATCCTTTACCTGTTAATGACGCACAAAGAAACGGTAGTCTTTTAATTTTCCTATTTAACTTTTTAATATCTATATTGACTTTACCGTTAATTACACTATTAGTACTTGCACATATAATAACACTTATATGGCCAGTTTTACGTGCGATTATTATAGTAATTAAAACTATAATAAACAATGTTTTATACGCGATATGTAGGTTCATGGCTTTGTTACCATTCTCAAAAAAAACAAAAGAGGATTGTGTAAAAAAAGAGATAACACCACCACCCAAAGAAAGTCCATTTAGTAATGTAACATTACCCATGATGAGTTATCCTGATTGTGAAACTTGTTCATGTGAAAGCGGAATTCCACAAGAAGAAGATAGTGATACTGCGGCACAGTTAGAAGGATATGCTGACGAAGAAAATTTTGGACCTATAATTGATGCATCTTATAAAGAATTATTTGACGATACCTCAGTTTTAAGTGCGGGTTTCGTTGGCGACCCTGATTGTGGTGGAGACACAAGTGCAACTGCTAGAAAAATAACCTCACAGTTGTTAAGGTCAGGGTTAGACCAATATCACAAAAATGGTTACTACACAAACATATTCAAAGACGAAGGTGACGGTGTTGAGGACTGCTCATGGGAAATTGGTAGATTAAATAACAGAAGAGACCAAGTTCAGTGGTATAAATCACCTGTATATCCGGTATTTAAACCTGGTGGATTTTTAGTTTCTGATGACATAAAAAAAATTAGATGGAGAGTGGCGCCAGAACCTACATGGGCACAGGCGTTAAATCTATTAAATCGAAGAAAAATGTTTTTCGGAGATACAAACATTGTGACAAATTACCCAATTAGTTCAGGATTTAAAACTAGTGAAGGAAATTTCACAATACCATACCCACCAACAAACGATAACGTAGATTTGGTTGCGAGATGTACCACAAAGATAAAAGGTACTATGAAAAATAACCAATTAGGTTTTGATGCACCACAAGGTTCATGGTATGATAACGCTTTTATTATGGTTTTAGATGAAGGACAAACCATGGAAGACGGTCAATTATTCTTTTTTAATAATCCACAAAATATAAATGACCCTAATTATGTGACATTCCCTGATGGTAATCAGTTCGACAGGACTGGAATAACAGGAACTACTGAAGGATATACTGACCAATATATACTTAGAGAAGTTAAATATGCAAACAGTTGGGGTGGAGAATGGTCAAGTAACATATGGTTATATAACACGGCCACCACAATGAGTTATAATTTTAAATCCGGAGTTGAGTACTTTCAATGTATAACAACATTTGACATGGAGGATATATGGAATAGGGCTAATAACGCGGCAAAAGTACAAGTTAGAAAAGTCACAGACTATTCAAATGATGGTTCCGTTCAAGTAAACGCATCATCATTATGGAGATACGTATATGATTACTATCAATACTATGAACAAGTACCTGACTCACCAAATCACGGATGGTCACAAAGAGTGACAGGACCTAATTCGTATATAAATTCAGATGGTGAACTAGTGGATTCGACGGGAGGATTTGACCCTGAAGTTTGGAAAAATTTAAGAATTGTTGTGGCAGTAAGAGGTGTTGACCCTTATATGCCAAGACAAAGAATAACATATGATTTATCAAAATTATTTGGTAAAAGTGTTGGTGATAGGGATGAATTTAATGGTACGTATACAAAAACAGGTAACTACTTTATGAATGTACCAATACAAAGCAACGGAGATATGACTTCAGACGCTTGGAGGGATTCCTCAAGTACACCAATCGCACACTATAGAATTTGGCAAGAAAATATAGATAAAAAAGGTAAGTTGTGGTTTCATGACTGTGATAACGATGGTAAAAGATATGATTCTAATGGTGACGTTGTTGGTTATAATTTTAATACTAAATTATGGCATAAACCCTATTTATTCACACCTGACTCCAACCTATGGCAAGAATTTAATACTGAATGTCCTAATAAATATGTATCATTAGATAAACAATTTGCCGAGGTGGCTAGTAGTTCAGTGCCCGCTAGAGAAAGGTTTGAAAACTTTATGGGTAGAGGATACTCATTTACTAAGGTAGGTGTTCATTGTCCTAACGGAATAGCGAGTTATACATGGGTTCAAGAAGACGCTGCGGACGAAGACGGGTGGCCACAACAAGGAATTAATAATACTCACCAAAGACACATTGAAGGGGTCGGGTTT